GGCGGGACGAAATGGCTCCGCGCGCCGTATTCCGCCGTTTACAAAACGATGTCGCTGCAAGATGCCGACGCGGTGGCGATCACGGGCGGAACGATTAGAACCCTGGGGACGCTGTCGTTTACCACTGGCGAGGAATTTGTCGCGATATCAGGCGCGAATCCGTTCGAGTTTTACGACGAGCTTGGATGGGTGTCGGTGTATCTAGACCGTGCCACCGGGGCGTGGGTGTCCGGGGCGATCAAAACGGACGCCATCCAAGGCACAGCGGGCACGGTAACTATCGGAGACAGTGCCGTCGTTGAGACTAACGATGGCGCGTATGCGGTATTCGATGAATATGGCTTCTCGTCAATCAGCATCGCCGCTGACGGCTCGGTCCAGTTGCCGGGCGCGTATTTTCAGAACGCGTCAATCGACGTTCCGGTCATGGCAGTGCTTGACGTTGACGATGAGGTGGTAGTCGCGTGGGATTCCGCGACGGGCGTTGTCCAATTGCCCGGCATGGATGTCGTTAATTCCGATACGAGCGTCGCGTTCGAAATCGTCGATGAATTCGGGTTTTCTATCGGGCAGATTGCGGCGGACGGTGGTGCGGGCACCGGAGTTTTCGCCTCATCAAGCAGTAGCGGCGGAGGCAGCGGCGACTCCTCCACCTTCACCGACACTGATATAGCGGCCCGCGATGGTGTCGCCCTTGGTCAATCCGCTCTGATTCTCTCGCAGGCTAATACCGCCGTTATGCGGCCGACCAAAACCTACAATTTGATTATCGGGTATGGTCAATCCCTGAGCATCGGCAGCGGGGGCGCTCCCGCGCTAAGCACGTCGCAGCCCTACGACAGCCTCCGTTTCGGCGGGAACACGATACCATCGGACGGCACGGCAACGACGTTCATTCCGTATACCGACAGTCTGTTCCATCCGCTGGTCGGCACTTCCCCCCAGACGGTCAGTCTCTCCCTAACCAACCAGTGGCGCAAACAGCAGCTACAATGGCGGGCGCTCGATCTAGACGCAACCCGGTTGCTTGTCGCCAACGATTGCGGCGTAGGCTCTCGCGCGATTGAGCAACTATCCAAGGGCGCATCGCCTGAATTGTTCAATCGGCTGCGCTCTTACGTGACGCAGGCCCAGGCCGCCGTGACCGCTGTCGGCGGTGGCGCGACCATGGGCATCACGGCGTTCTGCTATATCCAGGGTGAAAACAACTACATCGGAAGCGGTTACGACACCACGGAAGCCGGTTATCGGGCGTTGCTGCTGCAACTCTACAGCGATTTCTGCACAGACGTGGTGACATCCACAGGGGGCCAGGCCACGCCGCCCGCCATGTTCGTGCTGCAAACCAGTTCCGGATGGGACGTAAGCGGCGACAGATGCACCATCGGCATGGCGCAGCTAAACGCCGGCCTTGATAATCAGAACATCTATCTGGTCGGGCCAAACTACCATGTACCCGACAACGGCTCTACCGGCGCCACGCATCCTAACAACGAGGGATATCTGTGGCTAGGGCTGCAATTCGGCAAGGTGATGCACAAGGTTCTGGAAAAGGGCGAAGGCTGGCGTCCGCTACACGCAACGCGCGCCTCGTTTCGTGGGACGCAAATACTCGTTGAGTTTCATGTGCCAGAGCCTCCGCTTGTGTTTGATTTGCCGTATTATGTCACCACTCCGACAGACTACGCAGCAAAGGGCTTTGCTCCGTATGACGATCTTGGGGCTATTATAATAGATAGCGTCGAGATTGTTGGCGCGGCGACCATCCTAATCACCACAACACGCGAAACTAGAGCATCATGGACGCCAATGCTGCAATATGCAGGCAAGGCTACCTTTGAAGGTTCTGGCTGTGTGCGTGACAGCGACCCAACGCAATCAGGTATTACATTCTCTCTAACGGGTGATCCGTTCCCTTTGCACAACTGGTGCTGTGCTTTTAATATTCCCATCGTGGAGGCGTAGCCGTGACATCGATCGTTGTTAAGGGTGGCGCCGATTTCTCCGCCAACGCAGTCGGGTTTCGCGCTCCCGTCCCAACCGGTCTTGCCGGCTGGTTTTTTATCGGCGCGAGGGGGAGCGACACAACCGCGCAGGGAACCGCCCGCACCGTTAAGAATCTGGCGTTCAACTCCTATTCGGCTGCGTTGATCGGCTCGCCGACGCTGCACACGGGTTATGCGACATTCACATCCTCGAACTACATGCAGACCGACATACCCGAAACGGCATCGCACACGATGCTTGCGGTGGTGCGAAACCCCGATACATTGACTGGCGCAACGCACTATCCCGCTATCATGGGCACGCTCAACAACGCGGGCGCCGCCGCCGGAAACGGCATCGCGCTGGTGCAAACCTCGGGAACTGGCGGGCTTCCCGGTCGGCTCACAAGTTATAATTCCAACGGAACGCCACCGTCAGCAAGCACGGTGGTATCTAACTTAAACGTGACATCTCTCGCGACTGGTTTTGAAATGGTTTACGTCACATGCGACAACGCCACTGGCGCGATTGTGCTCGGGTCGCGTACTGAGTCCGTCACTACTAGCGGCTCCTTTACCGCTGGAACGCGGCTAATCAATCCCGCTGGCACAACCTGCCGGATCGGGGCGCTGGTAAATACCAGCGTGGCGACGGGGTCCGTCGATATAGCGTTTGCGGCGGTGTATACCAAAGCACTGACTTCGACCGAGATTACGACGATCTATAACTCGGTTGCTGCCTTTCTTACGGCGACTTACAGTATCACCATATAGACAGCCAGTCTAATGACCGCCTTCGCCGATTCCCGTCGCCGGCTGCTGGCGCGCATGGGCCGGACGATGACGCTGCACCGCGCGGATGCCTCCGCCTCCGATCTGCCCGTTACTGGGTATCTGACCACGTTCCGGCCAGAGACAGGCAATCCGCCGTTGCAGCAGGGTGAGGCGGTCGTGGAACTCATGGACGATGAGATTGCCGCCGCCGGCCAGGCCGCGCCTGACCTCGGGACGATGGTGATCATCGACACCGAGACCTGGGCCGTGCTGCCCGGCGGTGCCCATCCAGTCTATTCCGGCGCCACGCGCATCGGCTGGACGCTACACGTCAAGGGCGGGGCGTCATGAGCAGCGCCGCGCCGTTCGCTGATATTACCGCCAAACTCGTTGCGGCATCTCTCGGCTATCCGATCTGGTATCCAAACGCAACATTCAGGCCGCCGACGCCGCCGTCACCTTGGCTGAGGCTGTCCGTCACGTCTGATGTCCTGGCCCCAATCGAACTCGGCGCCAATGTTTGGCAAGAAAATGGGACGGCCTACATTGAGGTTATTGTTCCCGCTTATTCCGGTTCCACGACGGCCCGCACTATCGCAAAGTCCGTCGCGAACGTGTTTCGCGGGATCGCCCCGCCATACACGGTTGTCTACATGGACGCATCGATCGGTGACGGTCTCGTCCAGCCCGTCAATGGCGCATGGTGGGGCCTGACGGTTTCCATCGACTGGAAATACCAGGACATCCAGGTCTAGCCCAAACGGGCGCCCCGGCGCCCCACACCCCTACACGGCCGCCCGCCTGTAGTCACGCCCCCACCCGAAACCGCAACAACCGTGTGCTGCATACGGCGACATAGGAGTCCCATGGCATGACCGCCACCACTGGCTACCAAGCCGGCATTGAAACGAACCAGGTTTCGCTTTCGTACGTGGCGGAAACCACATGGGCGACGCTCCCGTCGTCGCAATTCCAGCAAATCCGCTACACCTCGGAATCCATGAAGCGGACGCTAACCCGCCAGCGCCCCGGTGAAATCCCGTCAAACCGCGAGGCATCGGCGGCGCTCACGACGCAGGTTGCTGCGGGCGGGTCTATCGGGTTCGCGTTGTCCTACAGCACGTTTGACGACTGGCTGTCCGGCATGCTCGGCGCCGATTGGGGTTCCACGCTGGCGATCAACGGCGTTGCCGCCGACATCACGCTGACAAACCTGTCCAGCGTCACGGCCACGCTGTCATCCACGACCGCGCTGAAGTTCAACGCGCTGACCGTGGGGATGTGGATTCGCATCCTGGGGTTCAGCAACAGCGCGAACAACGATTTCTGGCTGGTGACGGCCAAGGCGTCGGCGGTATCGCTGACCGTTACGAAAGCCACGGCCGGCGCCCCCGTGACCGA